TTGTCCTTCGCGGTATCCGCGCCACTCGCGAAGGCGACCATCGACGAGCCGAGGCGCGACCCGTACAGGTCGGCGGCGGCGGTGTCCTGAATTTGCCCGTGCAGTCGCCCGAGCGCCTGTTCAGTCGTGAGGAACAAGTCGACCGGGTTTTTGTTCTTCACCTCGTCGAGGCTCAGGCCCATCAGGGCGTAGGCGGTCGCGACGCTTTGGTCGCCGCCCGCGATCCGGCGGCTCAACTGAAACAACGCGTTCCCGAGTTGTTCGCTGCTCACGCCGTAGTCGGCCGTCACCCCTTGCAGGCGTTGCAGGTCCTCGACGTTAATGCGCGTTTGCAAGCTCAAATTCTGAAGGGCTTGCGCCTGCTCGATCGTCTTGTCGACAAACGCCACGAGCGCGCTCGCGGAGTACGCGATCCCGAACGCCCCGGCGACTTGCCCGAGGACGCCCAGCAGATCGACTTGGCTCGCCTGGACGCTGTGCGTCGAGTCCGCGAGGGCCTGCAACTTCGGGGGCACCTCGATCCCGAGCGCCTTCATTTTCTCGACGGCCTGTTGGGCGGTGTCCCCGATCCGTTGGAGTTCCTGTTCGGTGAGGTGATCCGCGCCGATCCGGTCGACGGCCTCGGCCATGAGCGTCGCCTGCTCGATCAACTTTCGCCCGTCGAACTGATCGACCATGCGATTGAGCGAGGTGGTGACGTTGCCCGCCTCGGTTTCAAAGCTCCGAAGGGACACCTCGGCTTTCGTGCACGCGTCGTAGAACGACGAAAAGTCGGCCTCGAAGGTGGCGGTTAAGGCAGACACAACTCAGGGCTCCTCATCGCGCGGGCGTTGTTCGGCGATCAACTGCTCGACGAGCACGGCGTACACGTCGGGATCTAACTCGGTAACCCACTCGTACCGCCAGCCACACCGACGAGCGATGGCAAGGTCGCTGGCGACCTGCTCCCGCCATCCCGCCCGTTTTTTTCCGCGGTGCGTTCCTTCGCGACCGCGGCGCGGTGCGCGGCGATCGCGTCGGCGATTTCCTCGAAGGAGTCGTCGTCGAGGGCGCGCAGGATCGCCACGATTTCGTCGGGCGACTTGTCGGCAATGGGCACGTGCCGCCCCGCGTCGTCCACGAACGTCCAGTCGAGCAGGTACGCGACCACGTGCGCCTGCGCGATCAGGAAGGGATCCACGCGCGACACGCCATCCGCGACGCGCACCATGCGTCCGCGGGTGTCGAGTTCCTCGCCGTGGGTGAGGACGCGTTTCACGGTGATCGAGTCACCGTCGGAGAGCGGGAGCGTCACCGTGTCGGGACGGACAAAGCGCGAGCGCGGCATGGGGGGTCACCTTTCCGGCGGGCCAAGGCGCGCAGTGAGCGCGTCGCCCATAATCTGCAACGTGTCGATCGGCCACCGCCACCGCCCGTTGGCGTGGGGAGCCACAAACGCGAGCGGGCGTTGCGTGACCCGGAACGCGTCGAGCGCGACGATCGTGGCGGTCAGTCGCCACGCGGGATCCGCGCCCTCGTCGGTGTGTTTCGTCACCGTCCAGGCGCGCACGGTTCCGGCCGGGTAGTACCCGGCGCGGATCGTGCCCTCGACGCCCCGCACGGTGACCATCGACTAGTGGGAATGACCCCACGTGCCCGCGGCGCCCTTCACGTCGACGTCGATCGTCTGATCGAGCCACGCGGGGCCGTACTCGTACGACGACGGGTAGAGCGACGACGGGTAGAGATACAGATCGACCCCGTTCGCCGAGTTGGATCCCGCGTAGAGCGCGTCGTCGGCGCTATCCCAAAACCCCGAGATGGTGCCCTTAATGTCGGGCAACCCCTGCACGTAGACTTTGTTCAAATCGCCGAAGCAGGTGACCTCGACCTTGTCGCGCGTGCGATTGAGCGACCACTTCGACATCGACACGACGGCGCTCACCGGGCCCCCGGCCGCGACCGCCATTTGAATCACCGCTTTGCCACCGTGGTACCGCATAACCGGATCTCCCTTCGTCGTTAGTGAGTGTGAACCGCCGCGAGCGCGAGCAACTGTTGCAAATCGCCGATCACCGTCGCCGACCGGGTGACCCACGACGCCGCCGCGACGCGCGCGGGCAACGCCGCGGCGATCCGGGCCCGCTCGACCGGGCTCGCGAGCCACGCGCGAATCACGGCCGACGCCTCGTCCGGGGTGGTGAAGGTGGGCACGAGGTCGCCGAACACCTCGCCGACCTCGGCCCGCGCCGTACTGACGTGGAACACCCCGCACGCGGCCAACTCGTACGCGCGCGGGTTCAGGGATTCCGCGTGCGCGATCGGCGGCGCGTTGCGGCCCCACCCCTTCGACACGCGGTAGAGATTGAGCCCGACCTGCGCGCGCCGGTAGAGCGACGCGGCGACCGCGTTGTGAATCTGCCTGCCGCGGACGAACGCCCGGAGCGGCGACCGCGATCCCAAGAGGTCCCACGAGCCATAGAGGCCGAGGTCGATCCCCGTCCAATCGATCGCGGTGAGCCACTCGACGCGCTCGCGGTTGCCCGACCCGACGAACACGACGTCGTGCGCGGCGACCGCGTCGTCGCCCGGCCGCGGGCCCGGCCGGTGGCGCTCGGGATGCCACCCGTGCGGGAGGAAGCCCATGCGCGGGTTCACGGCGCGGAACGCGTCGACGGCCGATCGCTCGTGCGTCCACCCGCCGTCCACGAGCGCGGCGATGCGTAGTTCGTGCTCCATGTCGTAGGGCGTTTCCGTGAAGAGGATCACCACGCGCACGCCCGCGCGTTTGAGCAGGACGAGCACGTCGGGGTGCAAGTACATCGCGCTCACGACCACGACGGCATCGACTTGGTGCCGCAGGGCCATTTCGAGCACCCCGAGGCCCGCGTGATAGAACACGTCGCTCGCGGTCGGCCGCTCGAAGTCGGGGCGGGCGCGCTTGACGCGCCGCCATGCGGTGTACAACCACCGCCGCGAGCCGTCGATCCGCTCGTCGAGGCGGTACCGGATCACGCGCACGCCGTGCGCCTCCAGGCCGAACCGCAACCCGGCCTCCACGTCGGCCGGGGCGACGCTCGCGCCGGGGTGCACGAGCAACACGCACCCGCCGACGGCGGCGACGGTCGGGCGGCACGTATAGACGACGGTCGGATCCCACACGAGCGCGTCGGCCGGATAGTGCGCGAGCGTGGACACGCAAAAATCGAAGTCGCCCTCGTAGCGGGTGCCCCACTGGCCGAGGCGCGCCGGATCGTTGGGCGGCACGAACTGCGGGGTCCCGTGGTTGCCGATCCGCACGACGGGGTCGGTCCACAACACGCGCCCGCCGGGCGCGATCATGCGGAACATCACGGGTCGCCCCGGCGCGGCGGCGACCGCGGCCCGGATCGCCGCGAACGCGCCGGGCAGGAACGCGTCGTCGTCGTCGAGGAACACGAGGTGCGTGCCCGTGGCGCGCGCGATCCCGAGCGTCCGTTCGTCGCAGCCGAAGTTGTGCCCCGGCGGGCACGCGATCCAGGTGTACCCGAACCGCGCGACGGTGGCCGCGACGGGGTCGCCCTCGCCGACGACGAGCACCTCGTCCTCGGGCGCGAGGGGTTGATCGGCGAGCGACTGCAACGCCCGCGCGAGCGACGCGCGCCCGGTCGTCGGCACGATCACCGACAAGCGCGGCGTCACTGCCCCACCCATATGCGGTACCGCCCGCCTCCGTGTTGCCACCGGATCGACGCGTCGAGGTCGTCGGGCTCGACGCCGCGGACGTACTCGTCGCGCGCCATGTGCATCAGGTCGTAGCTCTCGACCTCCAGGCTCCCGCCGTCGAGCAGGGCGTCGATCTGCGCCGCCGCGGCGTCGACGGTTTGCCCGCTCGCGGAGAGCTGCACGGCTTTCACGAGGTAGATCGGGGCCTCGAAGGCGCGCGCGTTGAACATGCGGGTGTCCTCGCCGATCACGAGCGACACGATCACGAAGGCCGTCACGTTCTGTGGCGGATCGCCAAAAAACACCCCGCCGGGGCAGAGGCCCTGGAGCGTGGGGTCCGCGGCGAGCTTGGCGACGAGCGCGATATGCACGGCCGAGGAATCCGCCATTACGCGGCCCCCCGCAAGAGAAACCCGTTCTGCACGAGCATCGTTTCGAGGTCCTGCCACATCCGCCGCCGCGCGCGGATCGCCGCCGGGATGAACACGTTGCCCGCGGGCATCGCGCCGCGGTTCGCGCCGATCGCGGTGTGGCGCGCCATCGTGCCGTGTTCGTAGATCCAGGCGTGGTGCGCCGTGTTCTTCACGACCCATTTCGCGACGAACCGCCCGCCCTCGAACTTCGACGCGTACACGTGGTCGCGGAGGTTGCCCGTCACGACGGGATACGCGGCGCGGATCGTCGTCGTCGCGCTGTTCGCCGCCGCCTCGCAAATGTGATCGGCCTCGGCGTGCAAGTCGTCGGGCAGGGCGCGGAGCGCGGCCCGCACCTCCTCGAACCCGTCGAGCACGAGCTTCACGCTCACGCGACCACCTCGGCGCAAATCATCGCGAGTTCGACGGCGCGCTCGGCGGGGGTGATCACGCCGAGGACCGCGAACGTGCGCCCGTTGAACAGGATTCGCGTTTGCGAGGTGACTTGCGGGTGAAACGGGCCGGTGACGATATGCGACGCCTGCGCGAGGATCGCGCCCGCGGCCTTCACGCGTTCCAGGGCTTGTCCCGTCGCGGATTCGATCTTCACGAAGAGGGCCGGGGGCGCGAGGTCGGTCCACGCCTGCACGAATCCGCCGTGCCCGTCGGCGACGGGCGCGGTGGGGTTCTGAAACCACACCCGGTGCGGGCGCTCGCCGATGTTCGTGGTCGGGCCGATCATAGGACCGTCACCGCCCGATAGGGATCGACCGCGTCCTCGTACCCGAGCGGCATTATCTGATCGTGCCCGCCGCGGCCCATCACGGTCACCGCGTCGCGGCCCGCGGTGAGCAGGTGCGCCGCGAGCAACCCGACGGCGTGCACAAGGCGCGGCGGCAAATCCTGCGGCGTCGGCCACCCCACCACGAGGCGCAGGGCCCACGGTTGCAGGCCATATACGCTCGGCCACGGGCCGCTGCTCGGCGGGGCCACGACGATCCGGCCGGGGTTGCTGCCCTGATCGGCGGTAACTGACGTGGGGTCGAGGGCGACGACGCCCGATTGGGTGCGCACCTGCCACGAGAGCACCGTCTGCACGGGCGCGCAGTACGTCGGGAGCAGGATCGGCGTCGCGCAGGGCGGCACGTGATCGAAGAACACATCGCGTGTTTGGGTGAGCAACGCGAGCCCGGTGTCGGCTTCGACGAACTCGCGGGCCGTCTGAATCAGTTGCGTCGCGAGGGCGTCACGCGGATCGCCGTCGAGCCAATCGAGTTCGGCGCGCAGTTTGACGTCGGCGATCGTCACCGGCTCATCGGCCGGGGGCTCGACGAGGATGCTCACCGCGTGCAACGCACCCGGATACGGCGTCCACGGCGACGGCGACCAGGGCCACCCCGGAATCACTTGCGGCCCTTCGGGCGCTCGGGCGCGAGCGGCTCGACGACGGGATCCACGGGCGCGACCGCGTCGACGACCGCCGCCGGGGCCCCGGTCGCCGCGGTTGCCTTGTCGCGGGCGGGGAGTTGCGGAATGACGACGGGTCCCGGCCGTAACGTGGTGCAGGCCATATGCGGCGCACCACAAATCGGGCAGGGGCCCGGATCGTTCGAGTACATACGCGGCGCTCCGTTTCCAAAGATCGCGGTCGAGGGGCGCGGCCGACGCGCCGCCCCCTCGCCGCGAGTGGCCGTTAGTTGAGGCCGGTGACCGTGCCGAACGCGCCCGGCCGGTACACGGCGAGCGCGATCCGTTCCTCGGCGCGGATCGCGATCAGGTTCTTCACGAAGAAATCCACGTGCGAGTTCGACAACTCGACGCGCACCGCCCCCCGCGTGAACTCTTGCGCCGACCCCTGGAAGTCGCCGACGAGGCCGGTGCCCGCGACGATGGCAGGCGTGACGGCCACCGGGATCCCCCACAACATCGGCGGTTGCGGCGCGGCCCACGGACCCGCGCCCATGTAGTTCCCTTGCGCGTTCTTCGCGATCGCGATCGCCTGCCAGTTGACCGGGTTCAGCACGATCCCGGTCGGTTGCACGAACGCCGTCGTCGCGATCGTGGTGATCTGTTTCAGGATCGCATCCATGTTCGTGTCGGTGCCTCGCGGGAGGGCCGGGGCGAGGCCGGGCGTCGCGAGGATCCCCAACAGGTCGGGCGGCACGCCGTCGCCGTTCAACAACTGATCGTCCTCGACGAGGTCGAGGCCGCGCCGCAAGCGCGCGTCAATGTACGACGCCAACGCGGGCACGTCTTCGAGCATTTCCTCGGTGACGGGCAACCAATGCGCGATCTTCGTGACGGGCACGGTCGCCTGCTCGAACACGAGCGCGGATTCCGGTTTCGCCGCGCCCTCGGCGACGGGGGCCGCGGCGTTCGTGAACGCCTTTTCGCGCAGGAAGATGAGGGCGTTGCTTTCGACGGTGCCCTGCGCGAGCAAGTCGCTGATCATGGGCAGGCGCATCCCGAGCGGCACAATGCCGGGAATCACCTGCGGGAGCACGAGTTGCCCGCCCGATCCGGGCGTCGAGTCGATCGTCGTCGCGTGCAGGTCGATCGTCGGCGACACCCACGATCCCGAGCGCCGATGCCCGCCCTCTTTGACGAACTTGCGGAACTCGGGGTGCTCGGCAAACTGTCGGCCCATCGACTTGATCGACGACGGGGCCACGATCGCGGCCTGCGCCGCCGGAATCGAGGCGAGCCCTGCGGTGAGGCGCTCGACCTCGGCGCTCATGCCCTCGGTGCGGATCGCGGCGTCCAGGCGCGTGCGGATCGCCTTGCCCTCGGCGAGCTTGGCGTCGACGGCGGCGATTTCCTCGGGGGTGCGGTCGCGCTTGTCGCTGGTCGCGCTCGCGACTTGCGACGTGATCAAGGATTCGATTTCCGTTTTCTTGGCGGTCAGGTCGCGCTGGAGTTCAGCAGTGTTCATGGCGGGTTCTCGCGAGTGAAAAGGGTTAGAGCGTGAGCGCGGCGACCTCTTGCCGCTGGCGCTCAGAGGACGCCGCCCCGCGATCCTGAACGGTGGCCGACGCGGCGGCGAACGCACGCGCGGGCTCCTGCGTTGTGTCGGGGAGCGACGCGGCGAGGGGCGCGACGGGGTCGCCCGCCGCGATCCGCGCCAAGGTCTGGTCGAGCGTGGCCACGTCGTCGATCATGCCGAGGGCGAGCGCCTCGGGTGCGCCGTACACGTGCGCCTGCCAGTCGCGGCGTACGCGATCGGCGGTCACCCCGTGCCCGCGCCCTTTGACGACGGTGCCGACGAAGGCGGCGTACGCCTCATCGACGGTGGCTTGCATCCGGGCGCGGGCCGCGTCGTCGAGGGGCTCGGCGGGATTGCCCGCGACCTTGCCTTCCCCCGCCGACACGAACGTCCGCTTGACGCCCATCTGTTTGAGCGCCTCACTGAGGTCGTTGTGGATCGCGTACACGCCGATGCTGCCGACGCGCGCCGAGGGGGCGGCCACGATCTGCGTCGCGGCGCTCGCGAGACAATACGCGGCGGATCCCATCGTGTACTGCGCGACGGCGATCACGGGCTTCGTCGCGCGCGCCCGCATCACCTCGGCGGCGAACTCCGCGCTTCCGGCCACGCTCCCGCCCGGCGAATCCACGTCGAGGACGATGGTCTGGACGTCCTTCGAGGCGACGGCCTCGCGCAACTGCGCGGTGAGGGCCTCGAACGTGGTGCCGCCGCTCATCTCGGAGAGCAAGTTCACGCGCGGCGCGATCACGCCGTACACCGGAATGATCGCCGCGGTGCCCGCGCGCGGGGGCGGGATCGCTTTCCGGTTCACGAGCGCGGCGTCGACCTCGGCGCGCTCGGGGGGCGTGCCCGCGAGGTGGCGGGCCAGAATCCCGGCGACCACGGGCAGCATGTCGGGTTGCAGGGCCCACGGGTGGCCGAGGGCGAAGGCGAGCACGTGCGCGTCGCGGGCGGTGTTACCACTCATGGGTCGCCTCGTGGTGCAAGGAAGTCAACGTGGTGACGACGGCGGATTCGGCGAGCACGCGCGCCGCCGCCGCGGCCCCGGCCTCGGGGAAGAGAGGCGCGAGGTCGGTTTCGAGTTCGCGTTGCCACCGGGCGGCGCTCGCCTGGAACGCGGCGGGCCGGTCGCCGGGCGCGAGCTTTTTGAGGCGCGCGACCTGCCGCCATTGATGCCACGCGACGACCTTGGCGACGCCGCTGTCGGTCGGGGCCGACACGGTCGCGACCGACGTTGAGGGCCCGCCCTGTTGCGGCGCGAGTTGATCGGCGCTCGGGTCGTCGATCATCCGCGGCAAGTTCAAGCGCGCGCGGCCTTCGTTGGCCGTCATCACGGGTCGCCCGACGAGCGCCTGAATCGAGGCGGCTTGTTCCTCGAAGCTGCCCTTCATTTTGTCGGCAATGTTGAATTCGAGGTAGACGTTCGCGGTGTCGGTCGCTTCGGGCAACAACTGCCGTTCGAGTTCCTCTTCGATCCATTCGAGCCAC